GACATTGCAGGTTTACCGTTAGCCGCTGGCTTTGTGTATACCATTCTGCCACCAACATTTTTTGATGCGTTTTCTTTTGGGTCGATCCCGATAGCCCAGCTTGTTACTTTATTAAGAACTGTAGGTAATGCGGCGATAGGATTTATAAGAGATGCAACTACATCTCCTCCTTTAACCGTAGGAGCCGCCCCTTTAGGCTTTGCAGTTACTGTACCATCACTAGATACCGTACCATCATTAGTTGTAGTGTTTGCATTACCAGAAATAGTGCTTCCTGTATGCGACACGGTGTTAGGAGTGAAAGACTTACCATCATTAGAGCCGCCATCATGTACAAGATTACCGCCCTCATACTTAGCACCATCATTAGGGGTAAACGTGTTGGCAACACTTTCACTAAAGCTATTACCGCCGCCAAATGTACTCGACCAAATTCCCATTAGAGTTCACCCTTTTCTTTTTCACATGCACGAATACGGTCTCGCAAGTTTGCGTAATCACCGATTACCATTGGAATGGTTGTATGACTTTCATCTAGAGATTCTAGATCGTCAGCTAATTCTTGATTAAATTCGGGAGAGTAGGTTTCTATAGGTGGACAGTATACTTCCAATTTCGTCCTATAAACCGTTCCCGCGCAACCGCTTAGTAAGAGACTTGCGATCAGTAATGTTATCGTTTTCATGCTCTGCCATTTTTTTGTAAAAATCAGTCGCCTTCTGTTGCGCCTGTAGATCGTCCTTAAGGACTTTATTCTTTTCGTTAGCTGACCCGCGAACCTTCCCCATCACGTAAATAATGGGAAGAGCCAATGCGAGTGCGCCTATGATGTAAGTTTTAATTTTACCGAAGATGAACACTAGTGAACGCCTTCCTTGTTGTCCTTCCAACGGGCATATGCGGCTAAGGCAATTCCACCAATAGCACATAGTAGGAAGATGGTTTTTAGACTATCTGCGTAAGCAACTAGTCCCTGTAGTTGACCTGCTACTTCGTTAAGGCCTGTAGCTGCACCAGCAACACCAGCACCAACCATAGTTTTAGACTTAGTAAGTTTCTTAGGTGCTTCGGCAGTAGGTTTCTGTACCATTTGTGGGCCACCTTCATCTGAAGGCAATTGTGCATCACGACTAAAGATAGCGGCTTCTGCGGCACGGCGTCGAGTAAGCCCACGAAGAGGTTGTAGTTTACCGTCTACCTTAGCTTTATTCCATCTTTGGAGTTGCTCAGGTACATCGTCGTACAGACCTTTGTTCAGGCGCTTTAGAGCTGTTGATGATTTAAATGCACCACCACCTAAGTTGAATACAAACGATGTTAAGGCATCGTACTGTCCTTGAGTTAGAGGTACGTTAACAAGACGTTTAACAATCTTACCATGCTCTTCTAAATCTTCAATTAGACGTTGCTCACAATATTCTTTAGACCAAATAGTCCCTGACCTAACGCCTTTAGTCGCGCCATATCCACAAGTGTAACGACCTGCGGGACAACGGTAGGCATGTACCATACCGTCTTCTTTTAATTTATGTAGACCTTCGAATTTTTTAACTAATTCGATACAATCTTTTGATACTGATGTTGGATGCATATTTACCTCGTAGTTGCATAAGGGGAAGCAAAACCTGTGCTAGGCGCTCCAGACGACATTGCTGGGCTAAGATTGCCCATAGATGTGTTTGCTCCCTGAGTAGTAGTCAGTTGTGATAGGTTATTAAGACTTCTATTAATGTTCATAACCTGATCACCAACACGCTCTCCCGTTGCGTCAAACGATCTTAGCAATAGATTTCCGTTTTCATCTATAGCCCTAGATATTGTAGTACCGTTATCCATTACTGAATTTTGAATTAAGTTACCTTGATCATCAAAAGCCTGACTAAGCTGTTTAAATTCATTCCGCATATTAACATCTATGTCAGTTTGCTCTGCGGCTACATTAGCTAATTCACGGGCTTGATTATCAAGTTTTTTATCTTGTTGAGTAAATCCTCTAGCAATCGCCCCAAGCTCATCGCTTGTGGTATTTTCTGCTTTATCAAACCGTCTATCAAGTTGACCCATCAAGGATTGCTCATACGCTTCGGCATTTCCTAACATAGTCTCTACGTCCATAGACACTGCACTTAGTTCATTACCATTGGCGTCAATCTTACGCTCCATAATAACACCTTGATCGTCCATAGAGCGAGTTATAGTGTTGCCTTGTTCATCAATAGAGTTTGCAATTAACTGACCATTTTCGTCGAATGAATTAGCAAGCTTAGTATACTGATCTTGTGTACTTGCTTCTAATGTATCACTAGAAGTTTGAATTAAATCCCTAACATTACCTAGTCGAGTAGAAAGATTTTCTGCGGCAGTTTGATCCGCAAGAGAAGACTCTGAAAAGCCTGTACCTATAGCGGCTCCTACGTTTTTAAATCCAGCGTCAATACCTGTACCTAAAGTACCGATAGTTTTAGCGATGTCGCCCTGACCTGTTGCAGTTGCTTGTGCATAATCTCCCAAGTCCTCACGTAAGCGATCTGTTTGGTTAGCCTGTGCAGTAGCAAGGTCTGCTCTTGATTCCTGTGCCAGTGTAGTGTCTTCTCCATACCTATCTACATAAGTATCAAAACTAGTTTCAAAGCCATCTACAGTTGATTGCAGTGCGCCTTGGTTAGCCAAACTCTCACCAGCATAAGTATCCGCAGTAGCTGACATAGTATCTAAGCTACCTTGAAGATCACCCTGACCCCCTAATACATTTGATTGTGTATTTGTAAGTTGCCCACTTAGAGCCTCTGCGGTAGCGGCGGCATCTGTCTGTCCAGTATCTAATGTATCAAACCTTGTACCTGCGTCTGCAAAACCACTGTCCATTGTAGTTTGTACATTACCTACGTCAGTACTGATAGTGTCAGCCGTATTTTGTACACCCTCTACGCTAGTATCCAGCGTATCAAACCTACCTGTAGCATCAGAGAAGCCTGTATCTAGAGAAGCTTGTGTAGCTAGACCACCTGTATTGTTTTTTAGTGCAGTTAGCATATCGTTGTAATACTTTGCACGGCCCTCTGTAGCGTCTGTCTGGCCTTGTGTTAAACTATCACCGTAACCCTGCAATACACCTGTTAGGTTGGTAAACCCTGTATTTGTATTAGCATTAATACCTGTAGTCGCACCGTCTATCTTAGTACCAATACCTGTAATACCACTATCTACCGTATCAAAACGAGTACCTGCCCCAGTAAAGCCTTCTTCAATCTGCGTACCCAATCCTTGTTGATTAGTTTGCAGAGTTTGATACTGATCATCGCCTAGACCTGTCTGGGTAATGTTAGTGGTTTTATTATTACTCATTTGTTTATCCTTTCACGGCGAGGAAACCTACGTCCCTATAACCCATTCTTGTTAGAAATTTCTTATAGCCAGTTCCGTAGGCTTCAGTAGACGCGCCAATAGAGATTTCTTCTGCGCCGTTAGCTCTGCCCCATTTCTCAAAGGATAGAACCATTTGTTTTAGTATCTTGGGCGCATATCTGCGAGATTCTGGTAAGACACAGACTGCCCATTCACCTGCATATTTCATGTCGCTGAAATAATGGTAATCAACATAACCGTGAAAATATCCAAGTATGTCATTAGAGCCTTGCTTTAGAGCAACTACTACAAATACAGGGCTGTTTGGTTTGAGACTTAGTGATAGCAGATTTCTTACTTTGACTTCATTATAGCTAAAAACTTTATACCGTGAGTTTTCATGTAGCCATTTTGATATTTTTAATACTGAAGGTAAGTCTGTATCTCTAAGCCGTCTTACATAGACGGTCATAAGTACCTAATTATATAATGTATTATGCAATCATTATAACACTTAGTTAGGGTAGCTGGCAAGCACTTTATGCCGCATCCTTAACTGCTTGTGGTGTAGCATCTACAGTAGCCTGTGCCGCTGTTCGTTCAGCTACATCTGTTGTAATCAGAGGGTTCTCAATGGTTTCCTCTGTAGGCTCTGCCATAGGATCATCCTCAGAGTAGACCATGCGTGTGACTGTAGCCTCTACAGGATCAATGGCTGTAACTGTGATAACATCATGCATCACATCTACCATTTCCATTGTTTCTTCATCCCAGACTTGCTCACCTGTAGCTTGGCTTTCGATTACCTCTGTACGGCCTACTGACACGATGTACTGTGCTAGTCTTGCTGTGGC